CGTTCATTCGGTACGTCGGGCGTGTACCGTTACGCAAATGGCGGCAAAATATCGGTAGGTTCCAACGGTACCGTAAAAATGCCGTCTAATTTCGCACTATCTGATGACAGCCTGTACAAGCTAGCCGCTATAATGTACGATTCAGTCGCACGCGTTCCGGCACCACAGGTCGCAGTAACGGACATAAACGAGGAAACCGAGCGCACACAGAGCGTGCAGGTGGCTGCGGGCATTTAATTGATAGGCAAAAAACCCCTTAAATGTAGTTTAATATCATAACTTTGTCACGTAATTAATATAATTATATGAAAACATATGAAAAAGCATGAAAAAGCATGAAAATATTTGAAAAATTACGAATAATCGAAGCGGGTGAAACGAAAAACGTTATCGAGGAGAACGGGAAAGACTATAAATTAGTTATTTCCGCCGAAAGCTTCCCTTCCCTTGTAGCGCTTGGAAACGAACGACCGATTCACGCACGCCGTACACATAACGGTACCGATTTGTTGGACGGGTATATAGGCTACTTCAAGAACTTCGTGAGCGATGACACGGCGGTATATGCCGACCTTGTTATGTCGGAAGCCCTGGAAACCGCGTACCCCTCTGAATTCGCATTCACGGTTAGCATGATTGAGAAGGAACCGGAGTTGTTAGGTGTATCCGTCAATCAAATGGACGTTAAAAAATTCGATGATGAAACGGGAACGGCAACAGTTACAGAGGTGACTGCCTTTTTTAGCGCTGATTTGGTGGGACTTCCCGCCGCAACTAGTTCACTTTTTAGCAATAACTTTAAAAATTCAAAAACGATGAGCAAATTTTCATTTAAGGGTTTGGTGTCTATGCTTTCGAAAACGAAGCTAGCCACGGAAACATTTACCACATCAGACGGGACCGAGATTACGGTATCTTCTGCTAGTGACGAGGTGCAGGTAGGCGACGCCGTTACCTTGGCGGACGGAAGCCCGGCGCCGGACGGGGATTACCAAATTACTACACCGGACGGCGACATTATTTTGGTCGTTGAGGGCGGCGTAATTGCAGGTGTTAAAGATATCGAGGTAGAAGAACTTGCAGAAGAAACCAAAACCGAGGAAGAGAAGAAAACACCGACACCGGAAGAACTGGCAACAGTCCAGGCAGAAGTAACCGCGCTAAAGGCGGAAATTTCCGCACTGAAAACACAGCTAAACCGCAAATCCGGAACGCCTAAACCTGCAAAGACCGAGGTTACGACCGAGGAAAGCAAGGGAGAAACAAAACTAAGCCGTGAAGCCGTTCAAAAGGCATTCTTGGAGAACCGCAAAAAATGGCGCTAAATAACTGATTAACAATTAAAAAACTAGAAAATTATGGCATTTACATTTAGTGATTTAAACAAACTGAACATTGACAGTTTATCCGAGGTTATCTCCTTGACGCTTGGTCTGGAAGGAGAACTTTCCACAGGCGTAACGGTACTTTCCGGCATTGAGAAAGGAAAACCTATTCTTACATTCACAGCGACCGACAAGGCGGTAAGACGCTCAGCAGGTTGCGACAGCGAGTACAAGTACAGCGCGGTGCAGGACAAAGTTAAGTATTACGACCACGCGCAGATAGAATTGCCTATCGTGGTATGTCTGCAAGACTTGTGGGGTAAAATGGTGGCGAAGGGTGTGCACCTTTCTGACAACTTCGACCAGACACAGTTGGCCGCATTCATGCAAAGCGAGATTTTGAAAGTGTTGGAGGCTGATATGTTGCGCCTCGTATGGTTGGACGGCCTGAAAGCTTCCGATACCGCAGGCGAATACACTGTGTTCAAAAATGGTGGTATCATCAAGCAGATGCAGGCCTCAACCGAGACTATCAAGGCGTTGACACCCACCGACCAGGCGAACGTGTTAGAGTGTCTGAAATGGTGTATTGACAATCAACGTGCAGACCAGCTGAACGACTCCGAATTCTTCGTCTCTAGTAACATTATGCGCGCGTACAAGAATATCGTGCAGTCGAAAGATAACAACCTGGCACAGGCTAACATGGAGGACGGGAAACCCGCGTACTACTTCGAGGGTTACAAAATCAACGAGCTACGCCACGTATCCAACAGTGCGAAGGGTGACGCGTTAACCGTGCAATCATTCATTGCGTTCACTCCGAAAACAAACATTCAGTTGGCATTGGAAGACTCTAGTCTGACTATTGCGCCGTTCATCCAAGATGCGAAGGACCGCAAGTATTATAGTACTACTGTATTCGCTGCTGACGCTATGTTAGCCGTTCCACAGTACATGAAATTGTGTACAGCGGAAACAGTTTAACCAATTAAAAAACAACTAATTATGGCTTGTATAAAAGCACTAGACAAGGCAATACAGTATAATTGCGAATTGGGAGCAGTTGGATTAAAGGAATTGTACCTTATCAACTTCGCCGACATTACCGCTATGACTGTATCCGCCGCGAATATCATAACAGCCATAACCTTAAAGACGGGAGCTAAAACAGTTCCCGTCGATATGGTTAAAAACGGCGTTAAAGTGGTGGAGGCAATGAAGGCTACGGATGTTTCAAACGGAATAGACCAAACATTGACTATCACGCTGTATGACAAGGCCTCTAACAGTACGTTAATCATTGATGCCCTTATGAACGGGCGATTTATGGCGGCGGTATCGTATAAGGACCCCAAGGCTAGCCGGAATATGTTAGGCGCTCTTTGCGGTTTGGAAATTTCCGACATTCAGACGGACAGCAGCGCGAACGGGGGCTTTACCTCTATCACGCTAAAGACGCCCGATGATGCGAAGGGGGAGAAACGGACGCTAATAGATACAGCCCCCTGGACTACAATAGTTAACGCTAAACTTACATAACTATGGGATGTATATCAAAATTAAATAGAGCTATCCTAGTGGACTGCGACGCGGGCGCCACGGGCATTGAAGAATTGTTGCTAATCAACTATTCAGAAATTGCGTCTAAAGACCTTACCGCCGGACAAGCTACATTAACGCTCGCTAGCGGAGGAAAAGCCATTTTAGTGGAGTCTAATAAGAAGGGCGTTAACGCTTCTTCCGAGGCTCGTATAAATGACAATGCGCCCGCCGCCCTTGCCGATTCCGTGACCTTTACGATTTACAGTAAGGACCAAAATAGCGCGGATATCGTGAACCGTATCTTAAACGGTCGTTTCGTGGCGGTTGCTAAGATGAAAGAGAAGAATATATACCGTGTGTACGGGCTAGTGTACGGGCTTAATATGTCCGCCTACACAGAAGAAGCCAATGCAAACGGTGGGTTTACAACAATAACGTTAACGACGCCGGAAAACGTGATAGGTGAGCAGCGCGCACACTTCAATCCGACGACATATACGACGTTAAGAACGGGCGCTATCGTAGCGTAAAGGAGGTAATTATGGCATGTATTAAAAAGTTATCTACTAACATCACATTTGATTGCGCCAAGGCTAAACCAACGGCGGGTATCGGAGAAATTGACGAACTCATACTTCTTAACCTAGTGGACATATCTAGTTATTCGGTATCCGCCGGGGTGGCTACGATTACTATGCTACAATCTACTAAGGGGTACGTAGTAAGTTCGGTGAATAACTCTGTTAGCGCTACAATCGCAGCGCGTATTAATGATTTCATAGCCACCGCGCAGGAACATTCTATCATCATAAAGGTGCTGGACAATTCCGGGGCGATATCTGGCCCTTCCGGGTCGGCTGACTTGACTAGCATCATTGACAATTTGCAGAAGGGAACATTTGTGGCCTGTGTAAAAACCATTAATAACGGGTGCTTTGTTTACGGTCTAGAGGCGGGGCTAGAATGTTCCGAAATCGTAGGGGACACCGCTACCGGGGGAATGGTTACTATTACTCTAAAAACTCCGGACAGCGCAGGAGGGGATAGAATGTACTCCGTTACTAATTCGGCTTATGAGGCATTAAAGACGCCAAAGGCATAACAACAGATTAAAATTTAATTACAAATGGAAAGATTACAAGATATTGGGCAGATTTTGGCGCTGTGTGTGCGTATGACTAACTTAAAGTTAGAGGATTCATGCGGTTTTGACAGACAGTTCGCCGCACAATGGTACGAGAACGAGTACTTGACAGGAAAACACACACGATACGTGATGAAACCGGGCTTGTCGATTACATCATACGAGGACGGAAAGGTGTACCGCGCATTTAATTGTGATGATGCAAAGGCCGTTGAACTAATGGAGGCGAACCCGGAGTATAAAGATTACTTTATCGATATGGAATCGGTATCCGTTGCCATTCCGGAACAGACCGAGCCGGAACAGACCGAGCCGGAAGTAACCGAGCCGGAAGTAACCGAGCCGACACCGGAAGAAATCGCAGAAGCGGAAGCAGCCGCAAAACGTAGCGCCGCAGCAGTTAAGGCCGCAGCTACTAGAGCCGCCAACAAGGCAGCAGCGGAAGCCGCAGCCGACATTTCAGAATTCGAATAACTAATCTAAAGGGCATGATAGACGGAAAAAGAATATATCTAGCGGTCCGAAAAGCTATTAACCTCCTTCCGCGACAGGCGGAAGGGGTTGTTAGCTATGACGCGGATAACCTATACCCGCAAAGGATAGCTAACCTTATCGACGCTAGTAAGACCGCTACGGCGTGCGTGGCAAAAGCTACGGAGAATATTGTTTGCGAGGGGTTCGCCGTTGAGGCGTTTGCGCGGATGACAAACGACCACGGGCAGGATATGAACGACGTGTTAGAATTTATAGGCGAGGATATCCCCAAGTACAGAGGTTTTGCGCTGATTGTACAATACGGTGGTGATTTTAAGCCGAAAGCGGTGTATCCGGTTCCGTTTGGTTATGTCCGGGCCGTACTCAACAAAAATTATAAAGACAATAGCCGCGTTGACAGGTGGTTGGTATTCGATAATTGGGACCGTTCCACCCTCAAGGACACCAACAGCAAGAAGGGCACCGTGTACCCAACATTCAACCCGGATAATTTCGCGGCGGAATGTGAGGAATACGGAGGTATCGAAAATCACCCGGGGCAACTGTATTACAGCAACTTGTCTAACCGTGTACCTTATCCTATTAGCCCGTTCCATGCGGTACAGCCGGAAATGGCAGCGGAACGAGGGAATGCGCTGTACGTTGAGAACGTATTGTCTAGAGGGTTCCACGCGTGTAGCATTGTTACGCACGGGGATTTTGAATCGGACCGCGAGCAAGACGAATTTCGGGAAGCTATCACAAATATGATGGGCGTAGAGGGTACCGGGGCCGTACTGACAGTAAGAGACACCGCCGTAGGGATAACAGACAAGCCGTTTATCCGGGTTGAACAGGTAGGCACGCCTATCGATGCGGACCTGTACGAAAAGTACTCCGAACCGTTACGGAAAGATATCGCGATAGCTTGCTATACTATCCCCATTCCGCTCATTGACTCGTCGCTAATCAATTTTGCGAACGCGTCCGGCGAAGTAGTTAAAGAGATGCAGAAAGTGTACAGGCGTTCACTTTCCCGCGTTAGGGAGCGAATATCGCGCGACCTAGCATATATTTTTGACGTTGATACTGCAATGACTAATATTAATAACAACCTGGAAGGTGCCGCAGTGGATACAGCAGCTACCGCCCCGGGAGAACAAACTATATAAGTATGGCTTATCCTATTGCAAGATTAAGAACATTGTTTTCATTGGCGGCGGACGTGAAAGACGCCGACCTGGAAAAGGCATTTTATGAGGCCGACCAACTAGATGTCAAGCCCCAACTATGTATGACATACGAGGCCACCCCGGCAAAATACAAGCCGGATAATGACGAATATACAGGACTTGATACCGTTATATGCTATTACGCTTTCGCGCGCTACGTGCAGACGAGCGAACAGAACAGCACAGCGAGCGGCGTTAAGATACAGAACTATCTAGGTAGCTATGTACTTCCGGACGTTAACAAGGCGAAAAGATTCGAGGCGGAACGAGGGAAGGCCGACCAATTTATAGAGCCGCTTTTGGCAAAATTGCAGAAAGACGGTCTACTGAAGGGGGCTCGTAATTGTAACCGAGTACAGGGTAGAATATGTTTAATAAGGTAATAATGGATGGAGTACTAGACGCGGCGCGAATATCGGCAATTGCCTTTATCATGTCAGTAACTAACGACGTTATGACATTTTTTGTACTCATCGTGCTATTCGGAACGCTTAATTTCATTGTAGGCCTCGTGGCGGACTTAAGAGAGGGAAAGCCCTACTCACACCGGAAAGCCTTTCATGCGTTTTTCGAGTACGCGATAGCCGCGATAGTGATAACATTCACAGCAGCAGCGGCGAGGCTGATACAGCCGGAAGGGGACTATACGCATATATTACGGTTATTGACAACGCTCTTTGCACTTGTGTACGCAAAGAACATTATCCGCAATTTCAAATTGATACAGCCGGATAACGAGTTTATATCCGTGCTTGATATGCTGATTAACACTAAGTATGTAGAATTCATTAAAAGGTTAAAAAATGGAGTTTTTCACAATAAAGGAGCTGACGAGGTCTACGACGGCGGAAGCCAGGAAGATAGACAACACACCGACGAGGGAAGCGGAAGCGAATCTAACGGAGTTGATAAATAAAGTATTGGACCCGTTACGGAGGGCGTATGGGAATCCCATAACGGTAACGAGCGGTTATAGGTCGCCGAAGCTGAACGCTTCCGTAGGGGGCGTAAAAACGTCTCAACACCAAAAAGGCCAGGCCGCAGACATAACCGCGGGAAGCCCGGAAGAAAACAAGCGGTTGTTCGATTTGGCGCGGGAACTGAACCTACCATTTTGTCAACTCATTGACGAGAAAAAATACAAGTGGGTGCACATCTCATATGATAAGAATAACGTTAAACGACAAGTATTACACTTATGAGCAGATTAAGCCAAATACTAATATTAGCCGTCTCTTTGGCGGCTATATTGTTATTCTTCTCCGTGCGGAAGGTATGGCAGCAGAAAAAAGAATTGGCCCGCCTGGACAGCAATATAGAGGCTATCAATACCGAGGCGCGGCAGTACAAGACAACCGCAGGAGATTACGCCGAGCAGGCGCGCAGGTTGTCCCTAGAGAAGTCCGAACTAGAGCTATTCAATTCAGACCTTAATAATAAGGTACGCGAGCTAGGAATAAAGAATAAGGAGTTACAAGGAATAACGAGAACCGAGACGATTACGAAGATAGACACGGTAGTTAAGACCGTTATAGATTCTTCCGGCGTGCGGCGAACCGCAAATTATAATGACGGTTGGAACGTTATCAACGTGGAGAGCCTTCCGGATAGCACTAAAATAGCCATGCATAGTACTGATACATTAGACGTGGTTACACACGCGAAGCAAAAGAAGTTCCTATTTTTTAGAATCGGACGTCCGAAACTGTACACAACCGTTTCAAACAAAAATCCGCGTTCCGAGATGAAAGTACGGTTTTCGGCGACTTTCGACTAAAAATGTTTACAATTAAAATCATCTGTGACACTCATCTGTGACGCCTAACTAACTGATTATCAAGTTACAAAATTTTTGCGTAATTAATTAAAGATTTTTTACTGTGACACCTAACTCGCTGAAATAGTGATACTTAACCCTAGTGTAATAGATGTAATAGATAAATCGTATAGAGTTAAAACTAAAAAAGGCTTTAAATGTTAATATATATCAAATCGTATATCGCATATTTACATTTTAGACTAATAGGGATTTATCTGTTACATCTGTGACACTGGGCCTATCTACTATGATTATCAGCGCGTTAAGTGTCATTCTTCATCTGTGACGTTTGGTTTCATCTGTGACACCCCACACCGAAACGTTAATCGTAGTTAAATTCACAAAGCTTTTTCTCAAAATGTTTTGTAGTTCAAAAATAAGCCGTATCTTTGCAATGTCGATAAGGAAATGAGAACCCCGCCAATCGTAACCAAAAGGGGCTAGAAGGGAAATATGGACGGTATCCCAATTCATTTGAAAATCCGGTGCGGTATCCGCTTAATTGAAGCTATAAAGCCAGAATCCTTTTCGCAAAAGAACTGTAAGCCATACTAAACTTTATCGCACTATTCCGGAAGGCCCGGAGAATCGCGCAAATAATTACTAGATATGGGATATTTAAAAATCTACCGATTAGAAAAGTTTTTCTATGATACGGTAAAAAAGAGAATCTTTGAATGTATTAATTTGAAAGAGATAAACGAGCTATACGGCCGGCCCGGCGCGGTTACCATAGCGGAGGTATTCTCGAAGGAACTAGAGGAGGAAGAAGGCGGAAAGAAATTTGAATATAATATCCGCGGCTTTATCATCCCGAACGCCGACAAGTATCTTACCGTTTATGAGCAAGCGCGCCAAAAGGCCTTTAGCGATTATCTTTTTTCAAGAAAAGGAGAATTTAGAACTAAAAAACGAGAATGGAGACCAAAGAAGAAAACAAATTGCTGACAGTAGCACAGGCGGCGCAGCTAGTAGGCTACACCGAAAACGCAATCCGTTATCAGCTGCAAATCGGAAATCTGACAAGGTTTGAAAATGCAGCCGGGAAAATACGTATATCACGTAGCGAATTATTAGATAAACTTTTAAAATTTGAAGAAAAATGAGAATTAACTTTGAACTGAACACCGAGAACGAGAACCCGAGTATGTTACAGGCAACCGCCGCGTATCTCAACAACCTTGCTAACATCAACGCAGGGACCGCAATAGAACCCGTACACGGGTTTTTAGAACCGGGAGAAGTAGATGAAACTCCCAAGGGGGGAAAGCCCGTTACGGAGCCGAAAAACGACTTCAAAAAGGAAAGTATTGCCGAATCAATTGCAGCCGTTAAGGAACAACTAGCAGCAGAGAAGGAAGAAACCGAAAAGGACGAAACCGAAAAGGACGAAACCAAAAAGGAAGAACCCAAAAAACCCGCTAGACGCAGAGCGAAAACCGCGCCGGAAGTAAAGACAGAACCCGAGCCGGAAACGGATTCGGAACAAGTTAAGGAACCGGAACAACCAAAGGAACAACCAAAGGAACAACCAAAGGAACAAGTGACTATTGAACAGGCGAAGGCCGTAGCTATGAAGGCGTTAAACAGGGGCCGTAGAGAGGTTGTCAAAGACGCGTTCAGATATGTCGGGGCATCATCTTTTCCGACCCTGGCGCCCGAGAATTTTGCCGACTTTATCAAGTACATTGAGGAAAACCTATAATGACGCAAAACCATAAAAATAGGGACCACGCTTTATTATCTCCTAGTTCCTCGGGCCGCTGGATGAATTGCCCACCCTCGGCCCGGCTAGCGGAAACAGTGGAAAACGGAACAAGCGTGTACGCCGAAGAAGGCACCCTATTCCACGAGATTTGCGAGTACTGCCTAGCCCAATGGAACGTGGGAGTATGGGAACCGGACCCGTTCGGCGAAGAATTGCCGACACTTAAAGACGACCACTTGACGCACCCACTATTCAAGCCGGAAATGTTCAAGCACGCCCGCAATTACTGCGATTTCGTGATGAATGAAAACTATAACCTTGAGAAGTCTGACGGAGCGTGTGCCATGCTGCTAGAGGAGAGGGTAGATATTTCCGAATACGCGCCGGACTGTTTCGGCTCTGTGGACTGTCAGTTAGTCGGACATGATACGCTGGAAATTATCGATTTGAAGTACGGCGAAGGCGTTAAGGTGAAAGCGGAAAACAATACTCAAATGATGTTGTACGCACTAGGAGCACTCAAGAAAAAGCCCTCAATAGCGAAGGTTAAACTAGTCATTGCACAAGTACGGTTAAATCATTTCGATACGTGGGAAATCTCCGTTAATGACTTGACGCAGTGGGCTAATAAGGTGCTAAAACCAGTAGCTAAGAGAGCTTTCGCGGGGGAAGGCGAGCAAAAGGTAGGCGATTGGTGCGGCTTTTGTCCTGTAAAGGCACAATGCCGGAAACAGTACGAAAACGTTTTGCAGGACTTCGAGCGGTACGAATACCCGGAACTACTGACACGGGAAGAAATAACCGACCTTATCGGCAAGATAGACCAATACAAGAGCTGGCTAGAGAGCGTTAACAAGTACGTGTATGATGAGGCGCTAAGAGGCCACAAGTGGAACGGGTACAAGCTGGTAGCGGGAAGGTCTAGCAGGGTAATAACGGACGAAGAACCGATACGGCAAGACCTGTTACGCGAATACCTGGAAGATGAGATATTTAACATCAAGTTGAAAGGTATCGGAGACCTTGAAAAGCTAGTAGGAAAGAAATTGTTTTCCGCTAAGTACGGACAGTACGTGCAGTCCAAACCAGGCAAACCTAAGTTAGTTCCGGATAGCGCACCAGGGGACGAGATTAACGCTTTAAGCGATTTCGACATCGAAAGCTAACAAATATTAAAATAAGTAAAGCGATTGCGAGATATAAAATTAAAACCATATCTTTGAATCGAATTAAAAAGCCAATTAAAACTTAAAAGTTATGAGTAAGAAACTGATTCTAAAAAATGTGAGATTTTCTTATGTAAGAGTATTCGAGGCCGCGCCTATCATGGACGGGAATACTAACTATTACAGCGTATCAATACTTATCCCGAAAACCGACACAAAGCAGGTTAACGAGATTAAGAGAGCACTCAGGGAACTTGCAGATGAATTTTTGGCGAACAACCCGAAATTCAAGGGGAACCTTCCGGAAGATTGGAGAAACCCACTAACGGACGGCGACAAGAAAGGTGACGAAGGGTATGAAGGAATGTTTGTACTTAACGCAAAGAGACAGGAGAAGAACGGAAAACCGATTGTTATCGACAAGCGCAAGCAGCCGATAACGGTTAAGGAAGATATGTATTCGGGTTCGTGGGGGACCGCATCACTAAGCTTGTTTTCGTACTTTAAATCCGCTAACAGTTGCGGAGTCGGCGTCGGGCTCAACGGGATACAAAAAGTTGTAGACGACGACCGATTAGACGGGGGTGCAAGCGTTAACGACTTCGAAGATGAAGGAGGAAGCGATAACGGTTTGAGTGATTTCGAATAACATTTTTACAGAGTTTATTATTTAATTTTTTATTAACCGATTTTATTTTATAACAAATGTGCGAGGTCCGCCCGAGTAGAAGCGGGGGGACCTTATTTTTTAACCCCTAAAAATAAAAGAAATGATTAACCCAATTTTCATAGACTTCGAAACATTTTCAAGCGAGGATATTAAGGCGGGCGGCGCGTATAGATATACGATGTCATTTGATTTCGAGATATTATTGGTCGGCTACGCGGTTGGGGATAGTGATGTAGTTATAATTGATGTAGCAGATGACAAAACCGGGTGGGGGGAATTTATATCCCTAATAGAGGACACCCAATATACAATAGTATCGCACAATGCGCAGTTTGAAAGATTGTGCCTAAAGGCCTACGGTGTTGATATCCCGGCCGATAGATTTTTGTGCACCGCTTCCCTAGCGCTATATGCAGGGTTTCCGGAATCACTTAAAATGCTATCGGCAGCACTTAACCTCAAAGAAGGAAAGAAGGGCACCGGGCTAGCGCTGATAAAGTTTTTCAGCATTCCCCAACAGAGCAAAAAAGACGGTGTGTACCGTAATTACATGAAGGACTACCCGGAGAAGGCCGAGGAATTTAAGGACTATCTCCGTTATGACGTACTTTCCGAACGCGAAACGTACCACAGATTAGAGTACTGTATGTTTCCGGACTCGGAGCGCGAAGTTTACGCCCTGGACCAATATATTAATGATACCGGGATAAAGGTGGATGTAGGACTAGCCACGAACGCGGAGAACCTCAACAAGGATTTTTGTGAGGGCTTGAAAAACCATATAAAGAACCTGTATAACATCTCATCTTTGAAGTCAACCAAGCAATTACAAGACTTTTGTTTTGCCCGTTCCGGTATGACATTTGATTCTTTCCGGAAAGAAGATATTGACGGTATTATAGCAGCGTGCAATGACAACCAGGTAACCGAGGTGCTAGAGGCCCGCAAAATCATCAATAAGACGAGCAATGCCAAGTACACCGCTATGCTTAACTGTGTGTGCCCGGACGGGCGTGTACACGGATTGTACCGTTACTACGGAGCAGGCCGGACGGGCCGTTTTGCGGGTCGCCTGGTGCAAATGCAGAATTTGCCGCGTAATTATATTAATGAGTTGGACTCGTGCCGAGAGGACGCTAAGAATGTCGATTTAGCTACGTTTGAATTGTTTTGGGGTGATGCCCCCGGAATGCTTTCCCAACTTATCCGTACCGCGTTTATAGCGGACGAAGGAAAGATATTCGTAGTAGCCGATTACAGCGCAATCGAGGCGCGCGTATTGGCGGGTCTGGCCCGTGAAGAATGGCGTCTGGACGCGTTCCGGAACGGGAAAGATATATATGTAGTATCCGCTAGCCGTACATTTAGCCTACCCGAGGAACAGTGTGGGAAAGGGACACATTACAGGCAGCAGGGAAAGGTAACGGAGCTAGCACTAGGGTACGGTGGTTGGGTCGGAGCTATGGAAACAATGGATTATGAGAAATCGATAGACCCGGCTCTATACAAGGATATCATACTACGTTGGCGGGACGCATCACCGCGCATTGTGGAATTTTGGGAAGTTCTCGAAAGTAAAGCCAAGCTATGTATACGCAACAAGACCCGTGTAGATGTCATACAGTACGGCGTATGGGTGTGTGCGTTCGAGTGGTTTACGGAGAACAGTTCGCTCGCTATCCTGTTGCCGTCCGGCCGCCGCCTGTTTTACCCGGAATGCAAGATAAAGACCAAGAGTATCAAGGGCCGTGAACGTAGCGTTATTACGTACATGGGTACCGATTTAACGGGCAAATGGTCGGAACTCGATACCTACGGCGGAAAGCTAGCCGAGAACCTAACACAGGCCGTGAGCCGTGATATACTAGTGTACGGTATGCAGACTATTCGCGCCCGATATCCCGAGGCTGATATAGTGGGGCATATCCATGATGAGGCGGTTAACGAGGTGCCCGTAGATGATTTTGGCGAGCCCGTGGTAACACTCAAGGAGATTTGCCAAGCTATGGCGAGTACACCCGAGTGGGCAGAACCGTTCGGCATACCATTGAACGCGGAAGGATTTATAAGTAATTATTACAAAAAGGATTAGATATGGATAAATATACTTTGTCGGTAGCGGGTAGTTCCGCCTCAACGAAATGGAAGGCGGTAAGATACACATGGGAGGGATTTTTGGAAAGACTCGGTAAAGAGGTACGCAGCCCGGAATCTATGCGCGAGTTCGACCGCCTTGACCGCACGGCGCGCGCCAATCTGAAAGATGTTGGCGGATATATGGCGGGGGAACTTTCCGGCGCTAGAAGGCTTAAGAGCGCGGTGTTATCCCGGTCTATGATAACATTAGACGTTGATTACGCGGATGAGCTTTTCCCGGTTGAATTTGAAGCTAGGTTCCCGGGAGTAGCCGCGGTAATATATAACACGCGTTCAGACCGCGAGACCTCTAGACGGTTCCGGCTTATCATACCGTTCGCCGACGAAGTACAAGACCCTGTACAGTACGAGGCCGCCGCGCGTAAAGTGGCCGAGTTGATAGGTATTGACTTGTTCGACCCGACGACCTTTCAAGCGGAACGAATGATGTATTGGCAATCTCTTTCCGCGGACCAGCCCAAAGTATTCGACGTGATAGAGGGTGACCCGATTAGCGCCGATTACCTGTTATCGCTGTACGGCAATGGTGAAGAATGGCGGGATATCAATAATTGGGCGTTCAAGTCTGACACGGAGAAGGAGACCCGCGCGATTGTGAATAAGGCAATGGCGCAGAACCCCCGCGAAAAGTCTGGCCTAGTGGGCGCGTTCTGCCGGGCGTACACCGTGCAGGAAGCCATAGAAAAGTATCTATCGGACGTGTACGAGGTTTATCAGGGAAACGACAGATACACATATAAGGCGGGTAATAGTGTGGGTGGTATGATTGTGTTTGAGGACCTGTTTTGCCTTTCATACCACGCCACCGACCCGATTTCAGACGGGCACGCCTATAACGCCTACGACCTTGTACGTGTGCACAAGTTCGGGCACATGGGTAAAGAGGATAGCACGAAGGCGATGAACAAACTAGTTTGTGAAGATAAGGACTGTGTTAAGGACTTGATTACGCCGGATGCTGATTTAAACGACTTCGAAGATTACGGAGACGAAACCAAGTCAGACAGCGCCGAGGATATCACGGAATTGGTTTGGGACCTGGACGGAAAGGGGAACAAGCAGGTAACCGTTAACAACTTCATTAACGCATTCAAATCAGATCCGTTACTGAATGGGCTGTTAGCCTATGACATGCTGAAAGAAACTATTGTATTTACCCGGCCTTCCTTTACTTGCAAGGGGAGCAAAAAAGGCGACCTTATCACCGACACGGACGTATCTATTATAAAGGGACGCATAGAGCGGCTGCACGGTATATATAATGATGCAAAGCTAAATGACGCTATCGAACAGGTGAGCAGTGATAACGCGTTCCACCCGATTAAAAACTACCTTGAGTCTCTTACATGGGACGGCGTAGAACGCATTGATACCTTTTTAATCGAATACATGGGGGCCGAGGATAACGCATATACCAGGGAGGCATTCCGCAAAATGCTATTGGCAGCCGTTACGCGCATTTACAAGCCCGGCACCAAGTTTGACACCGCCCTGGTATTTTACTCCGAACAGGGTGTCGGAAAGTCCACGTTAATACAGCGTCTTTCAAAGGGCTGGTTTAACGACTCGTTAACGAGTCTTTCCGGCAAAGAGTCATACGAAGCTATACAATTCGCGTGGCTCGTGGAGCTAGCCGAGTTATCCGCGTTGAGGCGTTCCGATGTCGAGGCGGTTAAGAACTTTATATCAAAGCGCGAAGATACGTACAGAGGCGCATACGCTAGACGTGTCAAGACCCACCAAAGACAATGTGTGTTTTTCGGCTCCACGAATGACGATGAGTTTCTGAAAGACGCCACGGGCAACCGACGATTTTTCCCGGTAGCCGTTAGGCGCGTGAAGAAAACACGTGTTATATTTGAGCCGCAATTTGACGATATCGTAGACCAACTTTGGGCGGAAGCCATGAACTCCTATATATTTGGCGAGGCTCTTACATTGTCCGATGAGGCCGAAATGATAGCGGGCGGAACGAGGGACGAATTTACAGAGCGCACGCCGTTACAGGGTCTGATAGAGGACTACCTAGATAGATTGTTCCCGGCGGACTATGAAGATAGGTTTCTGCCTCAGCGTATGGACTTTCTTAACGGTGATTTGGGCGAGGTAGGAACAGTGCGCAAGGATACATGCAGCCTTATCGAGGTGTGGACCGAGGCGCTAGGCCGAAAGAAAGAGGACTACACAACCGCCAAGGGCCGGGAGATTGCCAATGTACTTAAATCGCTGAAGGGGTGGAAGCGCGATAAACAAGCCCGGCAAAAGCTTTACGGCCCACAGATAATTTATAGGCGAGTAGGCACGGATATTCCGAAAGAATAACTATATTTGCAAAGAGAGAATCAATTACTACTCAGTTTCATTTCGATTCAACTACTAATTTAAGGGGTTTACAGTTCAGAAGGGAGACGTTGCGAAACGTTTCCTTTTATTTATTTGTGTTAAATCTACAAAGTTTTTTCTCAAAAAGTTTTGTAGTTCAAAAAGTATCCGTATCTTTGCAATGTCGATAAGAAATTAATAACCCTTTAAAATAAAAAGATATGGCAACTAAAGTAATAGACAAAAAGAAGACATTTAGCTACGTAGTGACATTTGGCCTGTTCATGCAAACCAACGTTAAGATAATGGTAGGAAACAATATATACGAATATGTGAATACCGTTAACGACCATAACTCCGCTAACGGGTGCAATACTATCGCGGTTCTATATGATTTCAAAGCGCAAAAGTACATAGCCGTTAATATACAGGACGAGAAGTTCAACCGCAAAGAGTGCGTAGTAATAGAGTAGTAACCGGGGCGGGGAAACCCGCCCATAAAACATAATGACATGAAGATTAAAGTAACATTTCGCCTCCTAGGAGGAAAAGACACAACGGTAACAATGGAGGTCCCGCAAGAATCTATTGCAGACCTGTTAAGAGAAGATTGTTTCACGGACATAGCTAATAAGGCGTCCACCAAAACAGGGGGCCGTACACGATACGGATATCTTAGAAAGATAGAAGATAAAGATTATTAACGCCATAGAAATATGAAAAAGAATATACTTACATTTTTAACGTACCTGTTTTGGGCCGTAGCTTTCGTAGCGTTTATATTAATATTCTGTGAACCGACAACTAACATTTAAATATTATGTTTGAAATTTTAAAAGTAACCGTTATATTTGAGGGCGGCACGGTTTTAAAATACCAAGGGGACGAACTAACCGCCCTTATCGGGTCCCGTGAAGTTAATAATATCGATACTATCCGTGACGTGGTGAAGTTACGCGTAAAAGACGAACTATGTGACCTAGTGTTCGGAACCGCGAAAAGGGTGGTACTAGCGTACAGGGAGAAGGAGTAAAGTACTAATCGTTAAATAATAAGATTATGAGTAACAGAAAGAAACTAAGAGGGACAAGGGACGGCGCCACCCGTATAACGCCGGACAAGTCAACAACAGGTGCGTTTTGTGGCCTGTACAAATTGGAGGCCTACGATAAGAAGTCGGACAATTGGAACACCCTAGAGGGGTGCAGTAACTTAACGTGGGGGCAGGCAGTCATAGCCAGTACCAATTACACCGCGTTACGGAGGGAATGCAAGATAGCTAACAATACCGTTATACGGATAGTAAGACCGGGGACCGATGAAGTCAACGGAAACTAGCGAAAAGGTATTTGAGCGTACATTGTCTAAGTACGTCAACGACAAAGGAGGGATAGCAGTAAAATTGCTATCCCAATTTGTTAACGGACTTCCCGACCGCCTGTATCTGATACCCGGAGGGCATGCGCTATTTGTCGAGTTCAAGAGTACAGGAAAGAAGCCCACCAAGATACAGGAACATATTATAGACCGGATACGAAAGGTAGGATTTTCCGTTATGGTGGTGGATAGCCCGGAGGCCTACAAAAATGCTGTTTTGTACATTGATATGTTACTAGGTGTTAATATCGAATGAACTGATACAACGAATGTTAATGTTTTGACAAAGGTTTGGCAGTCCGGAAAGTATCCGTATCTTTGAGGTGTCAAAAGGAAATAACCACTTAAAATTAGAAGATATGAAAGATTTAGTAAAAACCTGGGAGAGTTTAATAATTGGAAGGGGGAGTATTGGATTATATTTTACGCAGAAAACTCTCAGACCTCTAAAGAAATTAGGTATAACTCCCGAAATGCCTATTAAAGATGCTTACAGCATACTTTCAAATTTACAATCCCTTAAAAATTCAAAGATATGAAGTTCGAGAAAGGAAAATTAACCGAGGCGGATATAAAGGAACGCCAAAGGTTTTGGAATAAGAAGGGGTTTTTCGGGACCCCTACAAAGAAAGAATTAGAAAAGCGTTCCAAGAAAATGCAAAAGTTGCTTGCCGCTATGAGGGACTTAACGAGGGAGGAAATAGAGAAGATAAAAGGATGAGCCCGAACACTAGGATATTTAGATATCTAGGCAAAGAACGTAACCTTATATGGGAGGCTTCCTGGGAGGATATAGAATATGCTTTGCGGATAGCCCCGAAAACATTTAAAGTAAACCAATCAAATAACATTTAAAAATTAGAATCATGAAAAAGTTAATTAGTATTTTAGCAGTAGTTTTGTTTGCAGTTAGCGCAATGGCACAGGTAACAAGTCAGTCCGGGAAATTGGAAACCATTAAATCGTTCCGGTTAGGCACCTGTAAGCTAGTGAAGGTAGAGAAGGAAGGCGCGGTAACGTATCAGATAACCGCCCTAATCGCAAATGCAGCGTCTCATGAACTAGATATCCCTTTAGGGGACGAAAAGGCCGCGGCGGCCCTCTTAACGTCCCTAGCGGAATATAAACCGACCAAGGGTGAAGTAGTCAATCTTAATAACGTGGACGGTAATACGGCTACCTATTCTAAGTTTAACGGCACCTGGCAGATATACGGACGCGGGCGTACTCTGTACATAGTAGTGAGTAGAAAGGAATTGTCAACAATGGCTAAAGTAATAGGAGGCAAATAATATGGAGTCCACAGAAAGAGACTATAACGAGTTATACAGTAACGGAAATGAGTATATAAAGGTTTTCGTACATGCGGGACTGCATAACATATATGCAGCGACCAACGTAAAGACAAAGGAACGGAAACGATTCAACTCCCTTAAGGACCTGGAATCATATCTATACAATAAAGAGTATCACCTTGTTATGACAGACCGTGCTACGATATTCGCCCGTAACATTATGGAGGGCCTCTCCCCTCTATCCATTATAGACCTAACCACAAGGAGAGACGGAACGTGGAAAGAGATTTGTTTTCAGCGGGAAAACAGAACGTACACCGGGTGGATAGTAGACAAAAACCTATGCGATAAGCGGGAAGTAATTGTCAGATGCAATTGCCCCGGCGCCTATACGAACGCTACCGGACATAAGACCGTAACGGTACCCGTCGAGAATATTATACTATTGTCGGATTATTAATTTACTAGAGTCATGGAAGAATTTAATAAGAAACTTAAAGTAGACCGCGTGAATCAGTTCGGGCACCTGGTTAAGGCTATGGCGCACGGTACACCGACCGAGGGATATACAATTGGGGACGCTATTAAGGCGCTTCCGGATAACCTGCAACAATACTTGTTGTCCGAGGTACCCGACAGGATACTACGGAAGGAGCATACACGCAGGGGCCTCAACGACCTAACAACTACCCTGTACGAAGGTATCGACGAATTGAGGGAAGTGTACACGGATGAAGTGTTCAAGCGAGACCCGGCTAGGGAGTTATGCAACTTGTTAGGTATCAGGTCAAAGTTTCCGGATATCCTGGATGTAATAGACGAAGTACTGAAATTATTTCCGGAACGGTTCACACGGAAAGACCTTGCAAACGAGTTGTACATGGACGAGATAGGAATGAGATAATAACAATTAAAAATTTAATGGCATGAGTAATAAAGATAGAAATTATATGCGTGTAGGCACAATCTTTGAGAAGGACGGTACAACCTACGTAGTAAGGGAGGTGGACACTAACACCTGTGCGGGGTGCGCATTTTACAATATCACTTCCGAAGGTAAACCGGAATGTAAAGGACTATCTCTACCCTGTGACGGGGATTATCGGGAGGACGGAAAGAACGTAGTGTACGAACCGTTAAAAACGAACGGACAGTGTTAGACCGTACACAGTTACGCAAGATAGGAATGAGATATTAACAATTAAAAAATTTATTGACATGAGTAATGAAGCTAGAAGTTATATGTGTGTAGGCACCACCTTTGAAAAAGACGGAACGACCTACGTAGTAAGAGAGGCGAACGCCAACACCTGTAAGGGATGTGCATTTTACAGTATCAACGAAGAAGGCGCGCCCGAATGCAAGGGGCTTGACTTCCTGTGTGACGAAGGCTGCCGAGAAGATGAAAAGAACGTAGTGTTCCAAACAATCAACAAGAGGGAATAATGCTAGACCGTACACAGTTACACAAGTATCAGATAACGGCCGTTAACCATATTGAGAACAACCCGTGCGCCGCGCTGTTTCTCGATATGGGGCTAGGAAAAACCGTGTCCACGTTAACGGCCGTGTCTGACTTGATAGAACGATTTGAAGTAACTAAGGTATTGGTAGTAGCCCCTAAGAGAGTAGCGGAAATGACATGGCTAGACGAGGTTAACGCATGGAGCCACTTAAGCCACCTACGCGTATCAGTCATTAAGGGCACCGCCAAACAAAGAGAAGCAGCAGCCAGGGCGGGTGCAGACGTGTACACGGTTAGCCGGGATAATCTCGTGTGGCTCTTACAAATGTGGGGCGGGCAAAAGGTACCTTATGATATGCTAGTGTTGGACGAGTTAAGCAGTTTCAAGAACCACAGCGCCAAGAGGTTCAAAGCGGCAAAGGTTATCCGCCGCAGTTGTTACCGTGTCGTGGGTCTGACCGGAACACCCGCGCCGAATGGACTTATCGACCTATGGGCGCAAATGTACCTTGTTGACGGCGGGCAAAGGTTAGGTAAGACGATAACCGATTACCGCGCCAACTACTTCCGACCGGGACGGCAGAACGCCGGAATAATCTACGAGTACAAGCCACTGGCCAATACCGAGGAAGTGATAGGCGAAAAGATATCCGACATAACGCTGTCAATGAAAGCACTTGATTTCCTGGATATGCCGGAAGTGACGTATATCAACAATTATGTAGAACTGTCGGAGAAGGTGAAGAAGGCATACGACAAGTTCGAGGAAGAGCAACTTCTAACACTGCTTGACACTACCGGAGGGGATTCCAAGGAAATCACGGCGCTAAACGCCGCAGCCCTTACAAACAAATTACTACAATACGCGGGGGGCGCGGTCTACGATGAAGTACGGGACGTGTACAACGTGCATGATGAAAAAATAGAGACCCTTATAGAAATGGTTGAGGCGGCGAACGGTTCGCCCGTGTTGGTGGCCTATGGTTTTAAGCACGAGGAAGCCCGGATAATGAAGGCTTTGCAGCCGTTCGGCGCGCGTAGGCTTAACACCGTAGATGATGTAAGGGAGTGGAACGAGGGAAAGATACCCGTACTAGTAACGCACCCGGCGAGCGCGGGCCACGGGCTTAACATGCAGAAGGGCGGTAACCGTATAATATGGTACAGTGCTACATGGAGCCTGGAATTATATCAGCAGTTCAATGCGCGGTTGTGGAGGCAGGGCCAAAAGAATAGCGTGTTTGTCCACCACCTAATAAGCAAGGGAACCGTGGACGAGCGGGTAATACAAGTGCTAAGCGGAAAAGCCACGGCACAAGACGGCTTGATGAACATAGTTAAGGAACTGATTAATAAATATAAGAAATGAATGTATTAAGTTTTATTGAGTCACTTATTTAAAAACTGAATTGTGAACGAAAAGTTTGAATTAACAAAGTTTTCCGCGGGTGATACCAAGGAGCATGAAGGCGTAACCTACAAGGCGGTACGCCAAGAGCAGGACGAAATGTGCAAGGGTGTGCGTTCCATAAGAGAGGCGAACCTTGCAAAAGCCCTAGAGGGTGGTTGTGCGTAGAGGTAATAGAAGGAGAACCGAATGACTTAATTTTTAAAATAGTAGAATAATGGAAAAAGAAAAATTCACATCAGAGTATCACGTAGGGGATACGGTGGCATTGGACAATGAAAGATTTATCTACGTGGGTACACAGTATGACGAACTTAACAGGTGTACCGTACATCTATATGAACCCGTTAACGGAAAATCTAAAGAGTATCTGCAAACTAGCGCGGATAATTTTATAGAGTTTTTGTTCAAGGTTCCGGTAAAGGCTAGCAGCATTAACAATCCGGAAGCGCCGGAGCGTAAACGGTCGTTCACTTCTAAACTGTTCGGGTGGTTCCTTGAGTCCAACCGTTGGAAACATTTCCTATACGCTATCCCGGTGGGCGCTATAAACTTTTGGTTGGCTATCGGACTGGCGCTAGGTATGGAATTCAAAGACGCGCAGCACGGCGGTAAATTCGATTGGGTGGATGCTACGTGCACAGCAGTGGGCGGTTTCGTAGGGGCCGCGCTATCCTGGTGGTTATTGGGCAATTACGTATTACATTACCTAGTCAAACTAGTCTTTTAAATCATAACGTTATGGCAGACATGGAACATTTATTCAGAGAGCAGGAAATGAGGGCACAAGCCGAGGCAACAGGACGTCCCACGGCGAACGATATTTTCAAGACCGCATTGTACCGCGCGGAAAAGGCGCAATATAATATGCGTATGAAGATAGGGAAGGCGGATGCCGAGGAAGTGGTAATATACGCCGAGAGCGTGCCGAGGAACCTAAAGAGGGCTACGGACTTTACATTTTACCGGAAAAACAATCCGCAAGTACAACTTACATTGACACGTACCGAGATGTATGCGTTACTCGGGAAAATACGGGAGGCGTTGAAACTATGATTAAGAAGTTTTGCAAGTGGATGACTAGCCCTGAAGATTTGCCGGGGCTAGTAGTGAGAATGTTAACAGCGATTTTACTAACCGTGGTTTGGGCGCTCCTACTGGCGCTGATAGCCGCAATAACAGTGTGCAGATTATAATGGGGCAAAAACAATCAGAGTGCAGAAAGAAACCGCTAGAATTCGTAGTCGAAGACCTGGCGACGATACTCAATGTAAATGAGTTCTTCCTATTCAAGTTCTTCAAATCGAACGGCATCTATTACCGGAAAGCGAAGGGCTTCCCCTATAACCTGGTTAACGCAATGGCGGTATGCGAGGCGCTGCCGCAAATCATATACGAGATTGCAACCACACGAGACGGCCGTAACACACGTACCGAGCCAAACAGGATACCGACCATTGAAACAATGCTGTTAAAGAACCCGGAACGCGAGCGCCTGAATAGGTTCAATACGGAGGATATCCCGCGAAAGTGGTGCCCGGGAACGCGGAAGCTAAAGTATAGAGGGCGGGTAGAGTCAAACCCTATTTACCGCCTCAACTATTATAGAGACGGGACGGTATCATTAGACGAATGGATGTGGCAGTTTCACAAGTGGGAAAAACGGGAACCGTGCAGGGCACTAAGGAGATGTAATGCAATTTTACGCGAATGGGCGGATAAATACGGGTTCATTCCGCGAGATATTAACGGAAATGTAGTGGAATGATTTAGAAAACTTTTCTCTCAAAAAACTTTGCAATTGTGGTTTTTACCGCGAAACAAAGATTTTGAGAGAAAAGTTTTTTGTCAAAACGTTAATAAACATAGTTAATTGATGTTAAATTGAAAGCCGCAAAATTTTTTGAGAAACATTTTGAAAAACGCGCTTTTCGGGTAAAAAAGTGGGTTTACTAATGTTTTGACAAAAAAGTTTTTTGAGAGAAAATGCATAAAGCGTCAATTCTGCAAAAAGTTTTTTGAGAGAAAGTTCGAAAAGGGCTGTTTTATTAACGTTTTGACTAAAAGTTCTACTAATTAACTTTACAATTAAAATCATCTGTGACACTCGTTTATGACGCTTAAGTCGTTGATAATCAGACTACAAACTTTTTGCGTAATAGATTAAGGATTTTTTACTGTGACACGTAACTCACTGATTTACTTATAGTTAGTACTAGTGTAATAGATGTAATAGATAGTTTCTATATAGATAAAAAACGTGATTTTTAATATTGTGATTTGATATATATTAGTATATGTTAATATATATCAAATTTAAGTACTCATTTTCTTGTTTTTACCTTATAGGAAAACATCTGTTACATCTGTGACGTTTGGCGTAACTCGCTGTGTCATAATGAGTTATGCGTAATAGATAGAATTTTCATCTATTACGCAAAAACTTTGTAGCTTGATAATCAGATAGTTACTTGTCACAGAAGGTAATTATAGGCATTTAGTCCTATTTTGAGGAGGGAAAGCGGTATATTTGCTGTCAATAAATGAGAAGCAATAATAATGTATGAAAAATTCAAAAGAAGATAAGAACGAAAAAGCACCCGCTCCATTGGTGGAACGCGGACCGGACGGGG